CTGATAATGAAATTTACCAAGCCTCAGGTGCAGCAGCAGGTGCAGTAGCAGGTGCAGCTTCAGCACCTATAACATTTACCATAATGGGTGAGACCTTGGCACACTTTATATGGCGATATAACAATTTAAGGAATATGAAAGATAGAGGCATACTTGATGAGACTTATGACTCTGCAAAAATTTTAAAAACCGCTATTGATGACAGTAAAATGGTAGCTGCATACAGTGCTGGTGGTAACGCAGCATTCGCAGGAATAGCTAAGTTTTTAGGTCGTAACCCAGCGGGTGTGCTCGGTATAGACGAAGATGAATTTTTAAACGCTTTTGATGAAATACAAAAAAGAATTGAAGCAGGCGGTCCAGAAACTACAGTTCTTGCTAATTTAAGTACACCTCAAGTATTGGCTGCTGCAGATGAAGGGCTACCTAAACGTATTGAGGCAGGACAACGTGAAATACAAAAATCTATTGAAAAAAGACCCGAGGTTGAACGTAGGTTTGTTGGACAAGAACAAGATATAGATTTAGGTTATGAAAAAGTATTTGATGATTTAGGTATTGATACTGTAGTTTTCCGTGACCAAGATATGGCTAACGTTAAAAGAGATTTTGGTAGAAACGTTGCGGGTTATTTTGACCCCGAAAACATAAAACCTCAAACAGGTAAAAAAGTAGTACCTACTGACAGAAGAGCGGTAGCTAATAAAGTGCAGAGCCTTGCTCGCGGTGCTGACCCTGAAGGCATATTTGATGAGATATGGACAGCGGGTAAAATAACTAGAGTAGATACATTTTTAGATATGATGCCAGAAAGTGCACAAGGACAATTTAGAAATTTAATTTATAGAGATTTTTTAGAAAAAACTAAACCTATTGATGGAACTTTTGACCCTACTGCTGTATCAAAATATTTAGTACAACACGGAGACCAACTTAAATCAATTTACGGTGAAGAGTTTGTCAATGGTTTAAGAACATATAATAAACTTGCTAAAGACGTTACTAAAATAGCTAATGTTTTAGAAGTACCAGACGCAGAATTAGCTAAAATGGTTAATGTTTTCGCTAGAGCTTATCTAGGTATATTTACTAGACCAGGAAGGCTTATAACCGCAGCAACTAGATCTACTGAAAGGTTTAGAAGAGCATCTTTTGAAGAAATGTTACTCTACCCTGATGAATTAGCTAAACGTCTTAAAACTAAAAAGTTTTTTGAAAGTGATGAAGGGCGTAGATTTTTTGTAGGGGCTAGGGCATTAGCCAGAGCCTACGAAAAAACAGACGGTGACCTAGCTGATTTAGAAAAAGGTGAAGAAACAGAGTTAGAAACACAAAAACAAATAACAGGTGAAGATATACTTAGTTTATATAACATAGAAGATTTAGAAATGAAAAAAGGTGGTAATCCTTTAATGGAATTAAAATACGGTATGGGTGATTAGTATGAGTTTTATGCAAAAATTAGCAGAGTATATGAGCCAACAAAACCAAAATAATGACGATGGTTTTATTCCTGGCAGAGATGGTCCAAGTCATGACTTTGACACTCCTGATGATATATTAAAACCGCCAGACAACAGAGTAATGGCTGATCAAGGTATCGGTGGCTACCTCAACCCTAACCAATTAGAAATGTTTACTAACCCCCCTGTACCAAATAACCAAGCTGGTCTTACTGACATGGCAAGATTATTGCAACAACAACAAGATACATTTGGTAACATGCTCACTTACACCTCTCCCCCTAGTGATGATGGTGGTACAGGTGGCGGTGGTACTGGAGGTGGCACTGGCGGTGGCACTGGCGGTGGCACTGGTGGAGGAACTGGCGGTGGAGGAACTGGCGGTGGAGGAACTGGCGGTGGTGGCACTGGTGGCGGTGGTGGCACTGGTGGCGGTGGTGGTGGTAAGGATGACATTATCATTGATGAAGAAGAAGCTCGTCGAGACATTATTGATGAACTTAGGAGAAGGAGAGAAGAAGAAAGGAGAAGAAGACAAGATGAGATTAACGTACCTCCACAAGATGTCCCACTTTTTGGCATACCAGGAATACCAATAAATACTCCAGCTATACCGCCCATGGTTCCTGGTGTAGATATACCGTTTAACCGAGACATGCTTGATTATGGCTATGGTCCAGGAATAATGCCTCCGTTGCCACCAATAGATTTTGATACAATAAAACCACCTCAAGTTCCGCCTACGGAATTACCACCCACACGTAGAGATTTACCACCTCAAATACCACTCAGAGAGTTACCACCAAGCCGAGATTTAATTGATTACGGTTTTGGTCCAGGCATCATGCCACCACTACCAGATGAGTTTATAAATCCAGCACCCGTAGCACCGATATCATTACCTATGCCTCCAAGACGTACAGGTATTAATAATATTCCTGTTAATAGCAATGTCCCAGTGCCTCGTATTCCTACAGGTATGGAAACTTTAGTTTCACCAGATATATTTATTAACAGAAATAGAAGAGGAATGTCACGTTAACCAATCTTTTAATTTATCCTCACCTAGTATGGTGCTGGCTATAGATTGTTTTTTACGTAAAGCTTTTACTATTTTTTCATCAACGGTACGTTCACAAACTATATCAATATAAGTTACTTTATTAGTTTGACCTATACGGTGTGCCCTATCTTCTGATTGTAAACGTTTTTCTAGGTCATAATTATTACTAAAATATATAACCGTACTAGCAGCAGTCAAAGTTATACCATAACCACCAGTTTGAGTATTGCCTACAAAAAATCTCATAGGGCTGTCAACGTTTTGAAACTCATTTATAACATATTCCCTACGTTCTTGTTCAACGTCACCATAGTATGTACCCACAGAATTTTCACCGTAAGTGTCGATTAATAATTTTTCTATCCTTTTTATGTCGTGACGGTAATTAGCCCAAATAATCACTTTACCGTCAGTTTCTTCTAAAATAGAGGACAATTCTGAGACTCTATTATTAGGTAACTCGGTAATACTACCGTCATCCGTCCCTATGAATCCGCATGAAATTTGATGTAACCGTATTATTTGAGTCATTATGTGATTTATGGTTACTAACTTTTTATTAGCTAGTTGTGTGGCTGCAAACTTTTGTAATTCTCTATACGCTTTAGTTTGTTCAGGAGTCATTTCTATTTCTCTACGTATGTAAATTTTTTCTGGTAAATCAAGGCAATCTTTCTTTAAAACTCTGTGGCTAAATTTACCTAACGTTTCATTCAACTCATCTAAATTTTTATAACCCGTAACAAATTTAAAAGTTCTACCTTGACCAGTCATTTCTTTCATGTCTGCATACCTAGCACGGAATGCGTAATAACTACTGAAACCTAATAAACCTGGATCTAAAAACATACATTGACTATATAAGTCTAATGGGCTTTTAGTAATAGGTGAGCCAGTAAGTATTCTTCTGTAGTGTGCATACTTACCTAACCGTACACAATTTACAGTACGTTTAGCTGAAGGATTTTTTATAGTTGTACTTTCATCTATTACAAACATAGTTCGATTAGCTTGTAAAAACTTATTAGCATACTGACAACCTTTTTTAGTACTAAAAGCTTCTATGTTCATCACTAGTATTTTTAATTTATTATCATACAGAAATAGATTATCTAATTGTTTTAAAAGTTTTTTAGTATGGTTACTGCTCCACTTGACAATGTCATATTCAATATTGTCTGGTATATGTGTTTCAAGTTCTTTATTTACCCATGTGCTATAGACACCCTTAGGTGCTACTATTAATATATTGTTTACTTTATTTTGTTCATATAGATATACAAAATTATCTATAATTACTTTTGATTTACCACACCCCATCTCCATAAACAAAGCATATTGTTTTCTATCACATGATTCAGTGAGTGCTTCTAGTTGATGGTCGTAAGGTTTAGTTTTGAAATTATACATATCTATATCTCGTCTCTTATATAGTAGTATAATAAACTAGGTCATAAAAAATAAAAAGGATATTGCATGTTTTAGCTTAATAGCCTAATAATACGTTTTGCTAATAGCCTTTAAACCCTCATAACTACGATGTTTTTTAACGTGCCTATTACCGATATTACCTTTTTTAATATATTTTATTGATTATGCTTTACTTATTTTATTTTCCCTTTATAGTAATAGGTAATTAAATTTAGCCGTTTAATTATTACCTAAAAAACTATATTGTCATAGGTATAGTTTTTCAAGTGAGGAGTTTCTCGCACGGTTCTCCTCACTATTTTTAAGATAAGAGAGACAAGATGAGTGTATATGTAGTAGAAAAGCCAAACGATAATAAAAACATATCTTCAGCTTTAGACTATGGTAAGTTTGAATTTATATTAGACAGTCGTTCTAATATGATTTATAGTCCTATACCTACCGTCAATAGAATACGTTACAAATTACAAAACTTTAATGACGATGATTACCTATTATTAATAGGTGACCCTGTTGCTATTGGCGTTTGTATGCATCATGCTTTACTTTCTAATACAGGTAGGGCTAAATTATTAAAGTGGGATAACCGTGACTATAAATACAATATCATAGAGGTAGATATAAATGTTTGATGATATAAATAAAGAGGTTAGTGAGGTCTCTCTAAAAACGCTCACCGATAAAGCAAATAAAATGGCAGAACTAGAAGAACTTATAGAAGAAAAACAAGCAAGTTTAAAAGCTACACAAAAAGAATTAAAAACTTTAAGTGAAGAAGAAATACCTGCCCTATTAAGTGAGGTAGGATTAAGTGAAATTACTTTAACTAACGGTCAAAAGATAAGCACACAAGCTTATTACTATGGTCGTATAACTGAACATAACCAACAAGAAGCATTCGAGTGGTTACAAGACAACGGACACGGGGATATTATTAAAAACGTAGTATCTGTAAGTTTTGGCAGAGACGAAGACGTCAACGCCGAAAAGCTCTTATCTGACCTTCAAGATGATGGGTACTCTACTAGCGGTAAAAAGTGGGTAGAGCCTATGACTCTTAAAGCGTTTATAAGGGAACAAGTAGAGAGTGGGAATGACCTACCACTTGAAACTTTTAATGTATATGTAGGTCAAAAAACAAGGATAATTAAAAAATGACAAATAAAAATGAAATAAGTGACAAGAAAAATACTGAAATAGCCGTACCGTCAGCTTTTATAGATGACGCAGGTAGTGGGCTTGAAAATATTGGTGCTGAAGACGTTACCATACCACGTTTAAAAATCTTACAGGCTATGAGCCCAGAGGTTAATAAACATGACGGTAAGTATGTTGACGGTGCTAGTACAGGCGACATTATTAATACGGTAACTAGTACACTCTATAATGAAAATAATCCATTGGTAGTTTTACCTGTGGCTTATAAGCGTTTATTTTTAGAGTGGACACCTAGAGAGTCTGGGGGAGGGTTAGTAGCTCAACACGATGACCCTGCTATCTTAGAAAAAACTACTAAGAATGAGCAGTATCAAGACGTTCTAGAAAACGGTAATTATATTCAAACTTCTGCTACGCATTTTGTGTTAGTTATTAACTCAGATGGTAGCTATGATACAGCTATGATATCTATGGCGGGTACGCAACTTAAAAGGTCTCGTACATGGAACTCAATGATGGCTAGTGTTAAAATGAAGTCTGGTGACAAGGTGTTTACACCACCTAGCTTTAGTCAAAAGTATAACCTTAGTTGTGTACAAGAGTCTAACGACCGTGGTACATGGTTTGGCTGGGGTATTACTGCTAAAGGTCAAGTTACCGAAGATGAGATGACTTACTACGAGGCTGCAAAAACTTTTGCGGAACAAGTAGGAGGTATAAATTTATCTCAAACTAGTGCTAACGCTGAAACGGGCGAAGCACCGTTTTAATTAACGTGGGGGAGTAATATCCCCCTTTTATTTTTGGAGAGTGTGTGGAGTTACACAAGAGTTTTTACGACATTTTTGAGGGATCACGTAGGGCTCACGGTGTATTCAATATAGATCAAAACGGTACAGGACTTAAACAACAAGGCGTAGCCAAAACTATAAAAACAGCTGGACCAACTTCAGAAAACTGGTTAGCACATTTAAACGGTAAAGCTGGTTTAGGTATCATACCAATCAATGAAGAAAATCAAGTACGTTGGGGAGCTATAGACATAGACACTTACTCTTTAGACATACCAGAGTTAGTACAAAAAATACAATCTTTTAAATTACCTTTAGTAGTTTGCCGTAGTAAAAGTGGTGGTGCCCATGTATTTTGTTTTGTAGAAGAGTTTATACCTGCTGGAGACATGCAGGATAAGTTAAGAGAATTAGCAGCAGGTTTAGGTTACGGGGGAGTAGAGATATTCCCTAAGCAAAGAGAAGTTTTAGTTGACAGAGGAGATATAGGTAGCTGGTTAAACATGCCTTATTTTGAGGGTGAAAATTCAGTAAGGTATGGGTATAACCCTAAAGGCGTAGCACTAACTCCTGAAGAGTTTGTAGCTTATGCACGTAGCCAAACTATAAGCCACGAAGAAGTTTTAAAATTAAAAGTACCTGAAATAGATGATATAGAAGGTGGACCACCATGTTTAAAGATATTATTAAAACAAGGTTTCCCTGAAGGCACACGTAATAATGGTTTGTTTAACGTTGGGGTTTATTTAAAACAAGCTACACCAGATAAGTGGGAAAACCAAATAGAAGAATATAACCGTAAATACGTAAGCCCACCCCTACCAGCACAAGAAGTATTGACTTTAATAGGCACGTTAAAGAAAAAAGAATATAACTATAAGTGTAGCGATGAACCTATACGCTCTTACTGTGATGTACAAAAATGTAGAACGTGTAAGTTCGGCGTGGGTAAAGGTAATACAGCCCCTAGCTTTAGTAGTTTATCTAAGTTAGATTCTAAACCGCCCCTATGGTTTTTATCCATAGACGATAAGCGTTTAGAGTTAACCACAGAAGAATTACAAAACCAAACTAAGTTTCAAAGAGTTTGTATGGAAACTTTAAACCTTATGCCACCTAAAACTAATGAACGTGCATGGCAAGCACAGATACAATCTTTAATGGATAACGGTATGGAAATAATAGAGGTAACTTCTGATGTATCTACACACGGTCAGTTTTTAGAATTATTAGAATCATTTACTACTGACTTAGCACAAGCCAGTACACGTGAAGAGGTATTACTAGGTAAACCGTATAGTGAAGGTGGCTACACATATTTTAGAATAAAAGATTTTAGAGAGTTTTTAGTTAAACATCGATTCACAGAGCTTGAAACTAATAGGATAGCTAGTAAACTAAGAGATATGAAAGCACAAACTAAGTTTTGGAACTTAAAAGGTAGAGGAACAAACGTTTGGTATATCAAAGAGTTTGAGTATAAAGACGATACACTCGAAGGGCATAATTTTGAGGAGGATTTATTATGACTCCATGGAACATTGTCCTTGGACCTCCAGGCACAGGTAAAACTACTTACTTATTAAACACGGTAGAAAAATTATTTGACTCTGGTATAGCACCACACGAGTTAGCATATGTGGCGTTTACTAAAAAAGCTGCAACTGAAGCTCTTAGTAGAGCCATAACTAAATTTGACTACGCTGAAGATTCATACACATACTTTAGAACAATACATTCACTGTGTTATTTTTGGCAAGGTTTAACTAAAACAGATATTCTTGATCGTAAAGACTTACGCACATTCAGTAAGTTAGTAGGAGAAAAAATTAGTAGTGCTTGGGACGGTGAAAATTTAATGGCGTTAAACTCTAAAGGTGACAATATGTTATTCTTAGAAAACATGGCACGTAATACCTGCACTGATTATAAGTTGTTTTGGCAGTTAGCTAATAGTGATATAAGTTGGATGCATTTTGATTGGTTTGTGCAGAGCTACAACAACTTTAAAGAAACTAATTTCTTACTTGACTATACTGATATGTTATCTGGGTTTTTAAACATGGACACTAGCCCTAAATTAAAAGCGTTAATAGTAGATGAGGCTCAGGACTTATCAGCTTTACAGTGGAAGTGTGTCCACAAATTGGCTAGGGACGTAGAGAACGTCTACATAGCTGGTGATTTCTCCCATCTCTTCTTCTTATC